CTTAAGTGGATCAACGGCTACGCCAGCGAGAAAGAGACGAAGTTGGCGGATTGGCCGAAAAACCCGAAGGCGGTGGGTAACCTGATCCGCAGCATGGCGCCCAACCTGCGCCACTCGGGAATCTCCGTCAGCGAAAAGCGCGAAGGGAAGAAGGGGAATCGGGTGATAACCCTGTCGCTCGACACCCCACCCGAAAGTAGTTGCAAAAATTCGTCAGCCTCGTCAGCCGACCCCGAAACCGGAGGGAGCGGAGACGTAACTACCTATAGCCCCTTGGGTTGTGGAAACATGGACGGCAGACGAACGGGCGAACCGGATTCGTCAGCCATTCGTCAGCCATCACAGGATTCGTCAGCCGCGCCCGAACTGGCTGACGAATCCGACCTACGGCTGACGAATGGCAGACGAACCGATGCGGACAATTCGTCAGCCCCCAACTCTAATGGGGATAAGGGGGTTACGTCGCCGGCTGACGAATCTGACGAGGCTGACGAATTTTTACATCTACTTTCGGATGGCACCCCCTATCAACTCGTCACCGACCCCGCCGATCTCGCCGTCATCCTGCAAGCGCTCGACGAGTCCGAACGGGTGGGGTTGGACACCGAGACGACCGGACTTTCCCCCCGCAAGGACCGGCTGCGGCTGTTGCAGCTGTCCACCGACCGCGGCGTCTACGTCGTCGATTGCTTCGCCGCCGATCCGGCGCCGCTATGGCAATCGCTGTCCGGCGTCGAGGTGGTCGTCCACAATGCCGCCTTCGACCTTGCGTTCTTGTGGCAGCTGGGGTTCCGTCCGGGCAAGATTTACGACTTGATGATCGCGTCGCGGTTGCTGACGGCGGGCGGTCCCGACCGGAACGATAACACTCTCGCCGATATAGCCGCCCGCGAACTCGACATCACGCTGGACAAGACATTCCAGAAGGCTGATTGGGCGGGGGAGCTATCGCCTGCGCAGTTGCACTACGCCGCCCTCGACGCGCAGGTAACCCGCGACCTGTACGCCGCGATGACGACCCGGATCAAGTGCGCCGACCTGGAAGCCGTCGCTGCCATCGAAATGCGCGCCGTGCCGGCGTTCATCTGGCTGACGCAGTCCGGCGCGCCCTTCGACGCCGCTTCGTGGGAATCGCTTGCGAAGGACGCCGAGGACAGGGCGAAGGCGGCGAAGACCCGCCTTTACGAGATCGTGCCGAAGGTGGCTGGCGAGTTTATTGCGGGCGGCATCAACTGGAACAGCGGGCCGCAGATCAAGAAATTGTTCGCCCATCTCGGCGTCGATCTCCCGAACACCAAAACCGCAACCCTCGCCCGCGTCGATCACCCTGTCGCCCGCGCGCTGGTTGAGTACAAGGACGCCGCCACGTTCGTCAAGACCTACGGTCGCACTTGGCTGGGGTTCGCGGAGAACGGGCGTATTCACGCGGAGTATGTCCAGCTGGGCAACGACGCCGGCCGTTCGAGTTGCAAGAGGCCGCAGCTGCAAGGCATACCCAAAGACGACCGCTATCGCCGGTGTGTTCCGGCCCCGCAGGGGCGCGTGTTGGTGCGGGCGGATTACGCGACCTTGCATCTTCGGCTGGCGTGCCGCGTCGCCCAGGAACACAAGATGTTGAACGCCTTCATTCGCGGCGACGACCTGCACCGGCTGACGGCGTCGTCGATTACGGGGAAGCCAGCCAGCAAGGTAACCAAGGCCGACCGGCAGATGGCGAAGGCGGTCAACTTCGGCTTGCTTTACGGGATGGGCGCCAGAACGTTGCAGGAGTACGCCCGCGACAATTACGGCGTCGAATTGGACTTCGAGCAGTCGCGGACGTATCGCCGGAAGTTCTTCGAGACATACCCCAAACTCGCGGCGTGGCACAAGCGCGTCGGCGAGGAGATGGCGCCAGAAACCCGATCGCTCTTGGGGAGACGCCGATTGATGGACGAAAAGACCCCCGCACACTTCCGGCTGTCCAGCCCCGTTCTTGGGTCCGAAGCCGACGGAGCTAAGCAGGCGATGGCGCTTCTGTGGGAACGCCGCGAACAGTGCCCCGGAGCATTCCCCGTCCTGTTCGTCCATGACGAGATCGTCGTCGAGGTAGACGCGGACAAGGCCGACGCTGCCGCCGAATGGCTCAAGGCGGCGATGATCGACGGCATGAAGGACGTACTCGGCTCCGTGCCCTGCGCGGTCGAAGCTCAGATTACACAAACCTGGGGATGAAAGTATTAGAGGCACCATGACAAAGGGAAAGGCATATCGCGCCCTTCGGCGCCGGCTGGAGCAAGACATCATCGCCGCCCGCGCCGCTGGCGACGAGCAGCGCGCCGACGAGTTGGAGCAGCGCTGCTTCCACATCGGCGGTTTAATGGCCGCCGAGATTTACCACCAAAACCGCGAATACGAGTCCTTGCGGCACGCGGCGCTGAAGTACTACCCACCGGAGCGTTATGAGTAGCAAAAAAGAGCGGTTGGTCGCTGCCGTCCGTCGCCAGCTTGCCCGTGTTCAACTCGCCCGCGAGCGGTTGGAGGCGGCGCGGTTGTTCGGCACGCCGCGCGGTCAAGCTACGGCGTGGAACCGCTATTCAGACGGCGTCGCCCGACTTCAGCAAAAACTCGACCGGCTACGCTCCCTTCCGCCACGCCAGCGCCGCGAACACCGGCGCCCCAATCGACGCCGCCGCGATATATGTTGATGTCACGATACTACCCTAATACCGTGTTAAGGTATAAGGGAGTTCTCTCTTGTGGCGGCGCCGGCGGGACGGTGCATTTCTCCGCGTGCAACCATACCGATCCCGCCGGCCTTTTTTTGAGGGTGTAATGTCGTCCAACATCCATGCGGCGCTAGACCGCTTCCAGACCGTCCGCCAGGGTGCGCGGCGTTTTCACCGGCAGACGATCGGCGATGTCGATCCCGATTACAGTTTCGGCGATTTCCTTTCCCGCGTCCGCCGCAACGATCGCACCGGCATCGAAAAAAGCTACGGGCCGGAATGCGTGAAGAACGTCGGAGCGATGAACGAAGTCAGCGGCAGCGCTGGCGGCTACACCGTGCCGCCGGAGCTGTCCGACGTGCTCATGCGGGACATCAGCACGGACTCGCTGTTCCGCAAGCATGGTGCGACCGTCTTTAAGATGACTACGCAGCAAGCCAACTTTCCAATGCCGGACGTTAGCACGCCGCAAGCCGCGGGCATTAGCCCCTACTTCGGCGGAATGCAGTTGTCCATCGTGCCCGACGGCGACCCGTTTGGTTTTACGGCGGGTATGCAGTTCCGCAACGTCGTGTTGACCGCCTACCAGCTGGGCGGAGTCGTCAATGCCAGCAACCCGTTTTTGGAAGATTCTGTCAACCTGGAGACGTGGCTCACCCGGCTGTTCAGCCGTGGTGCGGCGTGGTATCAGGATTTTTATTTTTTCGCGGGCAACGGCGTCGGCAAACCGCGTGGCGTTATCGGCGCCGGTGGTAGTATCGCCGTGACGCGCACGAGCACGATCGCGACGGACATCACCAACATGCTCGACAACTTGCTACCGTCGGCGTGGACGGATGGCGCGGTATGGTTCTGCCATCCGACCGTCTTGCAAAAGTTGGCGGCGAGCACATCGACAACGGCGACATGGATCATGAACGGCCCCTTGCAGCTGCACGGCTTGCCGGTGATCCCGACGGGCCAATGCAGCACGTCCGGCACGGCTGGCGACCTTATCTTGGCGGCGCCGAGTCTGTACATCATCGGCGACCGTGGCGAAGTCGAAGTCAGTATCGGGCCGGAAGAGCCGACGGCGTGGAAGAACAATCAATCGGCGATCCGCGTGCTGACTCGGTTCGACGGGCAACCCGCGCTGGCGGCGCCGGTGACCGAAGCGGACGGCACGTCGCTGGTTTCGCCCTTCGTGGTTTTGACGTAGGAGTTCCTGGTGATTTACGCGAACGAAGCGACGACGTTTTTGGCAATCCGCAGCGATCTCCTTACCCGGCTAGACAACCGCCGGAAGCAGCTGGAAGCGCAGTGCGAATCGCTCCCCGAGGTGACCGCTGCCCACGATGCCTACAGTGCGGCCGTGCGTGAAGGCGAAGCATTCTTCCGGTTGCTGGCGGGCCGTCGTGCCGGTTTTGACTGGAGCGATCAGCAAGTGGCGTTTCTCTGCGGTCACGAAGGCGCGCCGGAAGGACGGCCGCAGACCTATGCGCTCCGTCGCAAACTGGACTCGCTCAACGGCACGTTGGAACATCACAAGTGCACGCTAAAGCAAACCGCGCAGACCTTGTGCGAGCACTACTCCGAGACGCTGCACGAGGCCACGGCTGCGGCGTGCCGGGCCGACGAACAGTGGCTGGAGATTCGCCAGACCTTGGACAAGTTCCAGGACGACGCCGGCGTGCCGGAAATTAATCGGGTGTGAATATGCCAACCTTCGCCCAACTCTTCGACGAACACCAGCGCATCAAGCGGCAGACCCGAATCGCCCAGCGGCAGTTGGCACGTCTCATCAACAAGCAGCATTGCCGGTGCGGTGGCACGTGCGACATCTGTTCCTGGAGCCAGAGCGTCTACAAATCCCGTCACGCCCACGCCGACGCCTACGAGATTGACGACGACGAACAAACCTTCTGGGCGCGCGTGACCAGCGATGCCGTCGATCGACAGGGCGACATTGTGGTGTCGCGCGGCGGCGATTGGGCGTCGTTCATGGCTAACCCCATCGTCACGAGCGAGCATGGACACGGTGGCGCGCTGCCGATTGGCAAAATCGTCGAGGTGGTCGTACGCGACCACGAAGTTTTGTGCAAATTCAAGCTGGCGAAGACGACAGCCGGCAAGGAAGCGTTCCAGCTCGTCCGGGACGGTATGCTAAATGCGACAAGTTTAGGGTTTGACCCCCAGGCAGAGCCGATCCGGTTGAAAACCGGCGGCAAGAAATATACGAAGTGGCTCCCTTTGGAAATCGCGCTTACGGGGGTGCCCGCGTGCCAGAATTGCTTGATCTTGCGCGGCACCCATCCGGCCATCGAAAAAGAGTTTCGCCCGGAACAACACCCGCGCGGCGGCGATCCCGTCAACGCCGGCCGGTTCTCCGCGGGCTGGGGCGGTCGCGCCAATCCACGCCGAGCCATTAAAGCCAAGCACGTCGCACGGCTGGCCAAATACCGCGATCCCGCCGTCCGGCGTCGGATCGTTCACGCCTTGAAGAATGAAGCGGAATTGGCGAACGCCGTCGGTGGTTACAACGTGCCGGACTCGTGGCCGGCTGACGTGATGATCGTCGTCGGCGCCGATGGGCGGCTACTGAGCGCGGATCCCGGATTCAAGGGGGCCGAGTTCTTGAAGCTGCGCGAGCGCGCTCTCGACCTGCAGCGGAACAAGCTGCCGTTCCCGGACGAACGCGGCCGGCAGCTGGGCGGACTGTTCGCCCAGGTCGAAGGCGAAGCGATCCGGCGCGTGCGGCAGAAGGAAGCCGACGCCTTGCGGGAAGCGCTGTCCGCCACGGTCGTTTTTGCTGAGGTTAAAACCAAATGGACTTCCGCCAGCGACACGATCTCGATGAGCCGGAAGGCGACGAATCGGAAGTTAAAATGGGAACAACGCTATCAAGGCGAGTTCCATACCGTTGTTTTTGACGACCGCCGAGGTCACAAATTCACCGGTTCGCGGTTATACTTCAAGAGAGGCGTGGGCACGGCGCAGCTATCGGCGATGATGAAGGCAGATAGCTTCGGCGCCGTCGCTGATGCCCTACTTGGAGGACGGTGACTATGGGTTACAGCGTGTCATACATCAATGAGGCTGAGGACATCGTTGACGACGACGAGATCGCCAGCAACAGCGGCTGGGCGGCGTTCTCGTTGTGGTCGGAGGGACTCGACCCGGACGAACTCCCGGCGCTGGCCGCACTGGGCGAAGAAGGGCTGTGCGACGACATCGAGGCTCTTCGGAGCGAGTTAGGGCGCGTCCTGCTTGACAAACAGGCCGGCGTCGATGTGGAGCTGCGGCACGTCCTGCGGCGTCTGTCAACGGTGGTCGAGGGACTGCCGAAAGATGCCGTAGCGTTTGTAATAACCAGTGGCGAGCAAGGAGAATGACTGTGGGACTTCGTAACCACCGACCGAAGATCAAACGACCGAAACAGCGACCGGCGAACCCGCCGAGACTGCCCGTCCGGACTGTCAGCCAGCAGTGCCAGGCACGGGAGGCTCGCGAGGCGGAAATCTCGCGGCGGAAACTCGAACGGTACCACTAGCCACACGGAAACCTGCAACAACCTGTAAGGCCATGAACAAACGCAGCCGATTCGACGATAAGTTGATTGCCGCCCTGGTTGCTGGGGGGACGGTGGTTGCCGCCGCCCAGCAAGCCGGTTGCACAGAACGCAATGTCTATTTTCGCCTGGCCAATCCGGAGTTCCGACGCCGTCTCCAGGAAGCGCGGGCGGCGATCTTCCAGGCGGCTGTCGATGCCCTGACCAGCGAAGCACGCAAGGCCGTGGCGGTGCTGGCGGACTTGAAAGAGACGGCGAGCAAGGACGCTGTGAAGCTGGCGGCAGCGAATGCTATTGTCCGCAATGCCCTAACCGCCCACGCCAACATGACGGCGGAGAGCGTGCTGGCTGAATTGCGGTGCCGGGTCGAGGAGTTTGAGCGGGATGAGCCTATCACGCGTCACGACGGAAGCGCTGCAGTTGATACGGCGGATGGAAGTACGCCAGCGGGCGAAGACGCAGGTCAGCCCAATACAGAGATTGCGTGACGACCCGGCTCGTCTGCTATCCGACGCCAAGATGCCGCCGGACGATTGGCAGCGCGATCTCCTTCGGCGCGACGACGATCGTATTTTGTTGCTGGCGTCCCGGCAAGTCGGCAAATCACAGACGGCGGCGGCGCTGGCGCTGAAACAGGCATTGCTGTTTCCCGGATCGCTGGTTCTGCTGCTGTCACCTACCCTCCGACAGTCCGGCGAGTTGTTCAAGGACAAGGTGCGGCGTCTTTACAACGCGCTAGGGCGTCCCGTCCCGACCGTGCAGGAATCGGCGTTGCAAATGGAGTTGGAGAACCGCAGCCGCATCGTCAGTTTGCCGGGCGACGAAGGCACGGTCCGCGGCTACTCCGGCGCCGCCTTGTTGGTGCTCGACGAAGCGGCGCGCATCCCGGATGAACTTTATCAGTCGGTGCGGCCGATGCTGGCAACGTCGAAGGGCAAGTTGTTGATGGCGTCAACGCCGTGGGGCCAGCGCGGGGCGTTCTTCGAGGAATGGCACGGCGCCAACCCGTGGAAGCGCGTGCGCATTACCGCGGATATGTGCCCGCGAATCTCGCCGGCGTTTCTGGCCGAAGAACGGCTGTCGCTGGGCGAGAAGTTCTACTTGCAAGAGTATTTCTGTTCTTTCGAGTCCGTCGTCGGCGCGCTGTTCACCGAAGAGGTGATCCAGGCGGCGCTGTCGGACGACGTTCAACCCTTGGTGCTGGAATGATCTATTTGCGTGACCCGTTGCTAACCGACCCCAACTGTCCCTATCGCCGTTACGGTGATGCGTCGGCGCCGCCACCGTCCGAAGAGAAGTGGATCGTGGGACTCGATCTCGGGCAGGCGCAGGACTTCACGGCGATGGTGACGCTGCACCGCACGACCGTCCAGACGGAGACGGCGCGTTATCGGGAGTATTCCTGCCCACACATCAAACGCTGGCCCTTGGGCACCACCTACCCGACGATCGTCGCCGACCTGGAGACGATGCTGGCGAAGCTGCCGGAGCCGCCGGCGCTGGTGGTTGATGCGACGGGCTGCGGCCGCCCGGTGTGCGATATGATCCGCCGGGCAAAGCTGCCGATCCGGTCGTTCACCGGCGTGGTCATATCGGGCGGCGCCGTGCCCGGGCGTGTGGACAACTACGTCACGATCCCGAAACGCGATCTTGTCGGCGCCACGATGGAAGTGGTACAGCGCGGCCGGTTGCATATCGCCAAGGGCATGCCGGAGACGAACATTCTCGTGAAGGAGCTGCGGGCGTTCCGGGCGCTGATTACCACACACAACAGCGAGAAGTATGAGAACGATTGGCGGGTTGCGCCGCACGACGATCTCATACTAGCGCTGGCATTAGCATTGCATTACGACAAGGAACAGAAGAGCCTTAACGCCAGCCACTTCTTTCTGGGTTGAGAGCCGACCGCGACGCGGAAGAGAAAGGGCCACCGGACATTCGCTGTCCAGTGGCCCTTGTCGTTGATGTGCAACCGGCGCCCGCACTCACACGCGCCGGTCGGCCCCGTCTGTTCCGCCTGAGTGGTTCAAGCCAGCCGTTCGGCGAGCGCTTCGAGCGCCCGCACTGTTTCCAGCCCGGAACACGAAATCACCGATATTTCCGGGAAGAGTTTGGCCAGTTCGGGCGGATCGCGGTGAACGACCTTCTGCAAGGCGGCGCGGACTTGACGCAAGGCGTCGGCCACGCTCAAGCATTCGACTGCCAGTCTGTGGTGGGTGTTCGTCGTCATTGGCGTAACTCCTGTGCTGGGGATTGAAAAGGTTGCGGCACCCTGTTTCGCCGGCGCCGCACGCCGCTATCCCTCTGCTTGATAACGCTCGCCAGGGAGCCGGCAGCGGCACGTTGTTTAGGGCGGTCGTGCGCCGCCCCGCGTCTTTTCAGGCCCCTCATTATAGCACTTGCCATACCTATGGCAAGTGCTATAATGAATTATGTTGTCGCGACCGTCATACTCCCGACTTTGGGGGTAGCCGTGACACGACGCCGAGAATCGACAGTCTGGGAGATCGAGATGGGCAGCAGGCTCAAGAAGTTGCGTGAGGACAGGGGGTTGAGTCAGGCGAAGCTGGCAGCCGCGGCGGGCGTCCCCGTAGGCACCCTTCGGTATTGGGAGTACGGATTGAGGACGCCCCTGCTCGACGCCGCCTCTCGACTGGCCGATGCTCTGGGCGTCAGTCTCGACGAGCTTGCCGGCCGATCCGAGCCGGCGCCGAAGAAGCGCAAGAAGAAGAAGTAAACAGCGCGACCCGGCGGGACGGTGAGGCGTCCCATTCCCCCATCCAAGAAAGGACATATTAGCTTGGCAAGTATTTCCGAACAGCCGGACGGGCGCCGGACGATTCAGTTCGTCGGCGCCGACGGCAAGCGCCGTTCCCTTCGGCTTGGCAAGGTGCCGCGGCGATCTGCTGAGGGGATCAAGCGCTACGTCGAAATGCTGAACGCCGCCAAGATCAGCAAGCAACCTATCGACGGCGAAACCGCGGCATGGGTTGCAGGTATCAGCGATTGGCTGGCGAACAAACTAGCCCGCGTCGGGCTGATCGCACCGCGGGCACGGCGGCTGCTGGGCGACTTCGTTGACGATTACATCGCAAGCCGGCTGGACCTGAAAGAGCGAACCCGGACTTCACTTCGCGTCTGCTCCAACCGGCTAGTCGCTTACCTTAAGCGCGACCGTCCCATTGAAAGCATTACGCCGGCGGACATCGACAAATTCCTTATCCACCTGAAGGTAATCGGACGCAGCCCGCTGACCGTCGGGAAGACGATCAACGTTGCCCGGCAGCTTTTCCGCGCCGCCATCCGCGCGCGGCTGATTGCCGATAATCCCTGCGATGGCGTCAAGGCGCCGTCGCAAGCGAACCCGAAACGCATGTACTTCGTCGAACGAGAGGACATCGCCCGCGTTATGGATGTAGCAGACCGCGAGTGGCGCCTCATCATTGCGCTGGCACGGTACGGCGGCTTGCGCACGCCGTCGGAGTTGGCGCCGCTCCAACTGACGGACATCGACTTTGAACGCGGGCGATTGCGCGTCACCAGCCCGAAGACGGAGAGACACGACAAGGGCGAACGGTGGATTCCGCTATTCCCGGAATTGCTCCCCCACGTCGAGGCTGCATACGAGACGGCGGCAGAGGGTGAGACCTACCTCGTTCGCCACCCATCCATAAGGCACCCTCGCGCGGACGCCACCCTGCGCGGGCCGATGCTGACGCTCCTGCGCCGGGCTGGCGTGAAACCGTGGCCGCGGCTGTTCCAGAACCTTCGCGCCCGTCGGGAAACAGAGTTAGCCCGCGAGTTCCCGATACACGTCGCCGTCGCCTGGATCGGTAACAGCACCCGCGTCGCGCAGAAGCATTATCTTACCGTGACGGACGCGGACTTCGACCGGGCCCGCGGCGCCCAAAGCGGTGCAAAAAGCGGTGCAGTCAGCGGCGGCAGGCAAAAGACAGCAGATGACGAAACCCGCGAAAACACCGGCGAATTTCACTAACTGTCACCTCCTGGCATTGTCCGTCATAACGGCGCAGGCGTCCCGGTAGGACTCCAGCGGCCGTGGCGACGATTCGTCGTTGGGATCCATTCGGGCAGCCTAAGCTAAAGACGTAGGGAGTGAGGGATGGAAACCGCACGGTTGCGCGTTTTTTCGTCGATCCGCGAGTAAAGCATTTATAGCAGACGGAAAGGAGAGTGCAACGGAGTGCGGCAGATCTTTCCTCGGAGCCGGAAGCGTCCGCGACGGACATGTAA